GCATTGTAGCACGCCTATTACTAGTTTGTAACAACAGTAAGTTAATATCTCCTCCGCCATCTTGGCTGTTGCCACCAGTCTGGCTGTTAGATTCTACCTGTGTAAGAGAATTTTCAGCTTCATCTTCAAATATCCCACTGTCCTCCTGAAATAATCTCCTTTTGCTGTTTCTTTCAGGAGTAATTTTCACAGCCTGCAACTGAGGGCTCAATTCAGCAACTGCCTGCTCTGGACTTTTGTTATACTTTCGTTTTAGGTGTGCTATTGCATTATCACAATCATCAGTTATTTTTGCATTGTACAGTGCCAGGGAATTCCCCTGATCAACCACATCGTCATCAATTAAATTGGAAACATTTGAATCGCTTTCGTCGCACAAATCCTCCAAAGTGTCTATACTGTCTGTGCATTCTGCTTCATGCACAATATACCAACTACTCCCTTCTAAGTCAAAATTTTCTGTACCTTTATCTGCCATTTCTTAAGGTTCTTGCACAAGTAGTACAGCAAAACGTCAGCTTTCCGTCCACTATGAGTTGTTCCAACGCTCGAAGTCCAAATTCCACAGCAAACAGAGTAATCCTTACATTAACTTCACATCTATAGCAACAGGTGTCTATTCTAAAAGGAAAAAGCTCCTCCTCTGGAGCCTCAGACTCATCATCTGAAGGTTGCAAGACCTCCTCACTCAGCAGGTTTATAGGCAACACCAAGTCATTTAATTCTAAATTAAGATCTGCAACCCTGGGTGCTGCTCCTCTCATTGTTTCCTAATGCAATTTCTGCAATAGCCCCTCCACAAACCCCTTATTAAGTAGCAGGCCTGGTCAGAGTACAGCAAGTCTAATTTCTCAACAATGTCTAGTAGTCTCAAACAACATATACATCTGATGCAAATCTCCTTAATTTTCCTTTGAGCTACTTCTTCCAAATTAACAGCTTTTATAGAACACTGAAAATAATTCTCTTGCTCAAATCTTGCACTTAAACGTAAGCATTCAGAACAGCATGCATAGTAGCAACCCCCCCTGAAAACTAAACTAAGCTTCTTAAGATAAAACGAAGCAAGATCTTGCAGATCAACAGTATGAGAACAAAAAATACAAGTAAGATGCAAATCAAAAAAAGAAATATCAAATCGTCTGCAGAAGTCGTCCAAAGCTGCAGGTCTGCCATCTGCCATCTGGATGGGATTTATCAGGAATGCAGTGTGTCTTTTTATATGTATCTCTTCCGGTTATATATTACTTTAGATGATGGTTGTTGCCAACTATCATTAAAGATAGAAACTATTTTCTACCACTCCCGGTGCAAAGGCTGACAGCCAAATTCGTTCAGCGCCGCCAGACAAATTGACTCATAAACGTTACTATAAAACTTTCACTCACCTTTTGTGCCAAGGTTACAGGGAACGATAACGGTCTTACACAATTTTGCAGCTGCAGAAACGGTAATTTTTTAGAAAAATAGAAGGGGACGTTCCTCTTTTGGCGCGCATCCGACGGATGTGGAGGCGATCCAGGTAATTACTGGGGTGCGGACACACACACATGTTGACCAATGAGTCAGACAATATGGACAGTGGCAAGAATGTGGCAGTTTATTTTACTCAAGTTTCTCACAGAAAAAGCAAATACATACACGTTTCCAAAGATTATATAATAATTGGCTCAGTTTAAGTTTCTATTGGCAGAACAAATGCATTCTTATAAGGATTAATTTATTGTTTAGTAGACCGTTTTCGTTTGGCAGAACGTTTAATACTAGTTGGAGCTTGAGAATTAATAGTACGTTTTCTTTTAAGTGTTCCATTAATTAAACCACTTTGATATAAAAAGCGTCTCCCTAAGGAAAATTGGCTAAGTTCACTGGAAAATCTTTCTGTTAAATCTACACCCCAAAATGATAAATCTTTATAAGGGTCTTCCTTTTCAGTACTGGGAGACTGAGTAGGACATCTCGTAGCTCTGGATTGTATAAATCTATATTGATCCTCTATTCCTGAAGGAGGAGGGGGCACAAAATTTAATTGCCAATTGTCTAAGATATTAGGATTCATTACATTTAAGTGAGCCATGACATCGGCTGTAAGAGGAACTGTGCAAAGCTGAAAAATAAATTCCATTTCAAACTCCTCAATGTGTCTTAAATACTGTTTAAAATCATCTGCTTTATATTTATAGGATTCATCAGCTGCTTCTGTTTTTACAGAAATAGTAAAATTAGTATTATGAGTATTGTCAACAAGTGTCACAAATAATTGATTATCCCAGCATATTCCATTATTTGTACCCTGAGCTCTGTTTAACCAATACGGTCGATTAAATAACTGGGACTCACTTGAAACTAAAGATCCACTAGGAGTGCCTATATATATATGTGGACCTAAAGTATTCTGATCCTGACCTACTTGAGCAGGAATCCAGTAATCAGTTTTAACCTCGAAAGGTTCTGGTAGTGCATCTCCCATTGCCCCTGCTCTAACAAAAAAGTGCCTGGCATATAACTGTTCTCGCCTACCATAAAAGAATAAGCTATCTCCATAGACATCTTTACTCATTTTTAGAAAATCTGGCCATTTGCACATTGTAGCAACTACATCCAATGGAGCGCTAGATTTATCCTGCTGCAAAGCTTTAAAATTAAAAGCTCCAAAACCAATATCACACATATCCCCATCCTCAATATATGTGTTCACAAGCTCTATAGGGGGACAATCTCCTGGTTGAGGAACAGGACTTGCACAAGGCTCAGCCTTATCCCAATGTTCCCCAATAGCAGGAGTGCAACCTATGATAAACATTTGTGTCTGTTTTGGATCTAAAGAAACATCCTGTCTGTTGTCATCTGATTGTTTCCTGTAACCATTAGGATTTTCTGAATCTCCAAACTTATTATATAAAGGATGGCCTGTTGTTCCAATCCCAAGGGGACCACCCCTACCTATTTCTATTCCTCTGAGTCTCCAAACAAGACGTTCATGGTCAGAATCATAGAAACCATTATCAATCAATGCAAACCTATTAGGATCTGGTAAATAGAATCTGAAAACTCTATACTGACTTCCAGAAACTTTAGGAACTAAAACCTTGTGTGGATCCTGCACATCTTTCACTGGAAAATAAGGATGGCCTACAGTTAAAAGCCTTTCTGTTCCAGCGTGGAAATAAAGAGATGTTCCAGTGATATATTCGTCAGTTTCCAAAACTCTTGCCACAGGTTGAGCGGGAGGTAGGTACACTTTACCCTTTGCAGATAACCAACTCGCCATGTTCCTGCAAAAAATTAAAATATATCTGATCGTTTTCGTTTCTTGCGATACAAACTAGGACGATATACAAAGTCAGAACTGTAAAACTCTGAAAATAATGGAGGCTCTAACGGGGTAAAAGGCTCAGTAGGTAAGCCTCCCGCAGGTATAACTCTTGTTTCTGGGTAAGATACAAATAAATCGGAGCCTACATCATCAACATAAATTCTCAAGCCTAAACCAGGAGGAATAGTGGGGATACTGAATGAAGATCCACGTCTACTGCTAGTTAAAACCAAGTGAGAGTTGCTAAAATCCTCTGTAAGAGGATCTAGAAGCTGTTGCTCTTCTGTGTATGTAGGATCAGGAGTTTCAAAGGGATCTACGAAACTGCTCTCTATCATTGCATCTACAATGCTTTGTTCTCCTGAATGCTGACCAAGTGTAGATAGCTCAATTGCATCAGCAGTGTCTATTGTACTCAAGTCATAATAAAAATGCACAGCCTGACCAATTTGCAAACCACTTCTAGTTTTAATAGTTCCTCGGCGCCCAAGTCTGCTAATTCTAATTTGCCCAGTGTCTGTCTGAGAAAATCTTGGACGCCCTATTCTGACTATATCAGCAAAATCAGCATCTGGAGCTGCTGCAACCTGTTCCAAGTCCCGCTCAAATACTTGAGTGATGTCAGCGTCAAAGGCGGGATTTTCAAATCCAAAAACTATTGCGCGGGAAGGCTGTCCTAGCATTGCTGGATTTCTAGTTGCTATCTGCTGCACTCTTCTGTTATAAAGATCTCGCGCTCTTTCCAAAGCACGTCCAATAGTCTCACGTGGTGTGCTAGTTTTTGGAGGGGTTTCTATTTCAAATTGCTGGATAGTATTCAACTCTTCTAAAGGAATTTCTTCTGTATATCCAATAGAATCTCCAGAAAATGTGGCATTAACAAACACATTTAGGTCTGAAGACTGACCGAATTCGGTCGTGCCTGAGATTACACTTATATGTGGTGTTGATGTTGCGCCCCTAGTTCCTAAAGCTATGCGTTTGGTAGGGGGCTCTGTTGGAGAAACATCTAGGACTGCAATGGCGTTATCTTCGCCAGATATTATTGTAGGGTGGCTACTTGTACCAGTGACATCTGAAATAGGGTCTGAGGAAGTGACAACATCTATCTCAGAAGGATGAAGACCACCTCCTCCCACCTCCCCGCTATCTATGGTGACTTCTGGAACTGTTAAATCCTCTAAAGGAACCACAGAAGAACTGCCAGGGTTCACAACATCTACAGGGATGATTTCACTAGGCCCCAGACCTTCTACAGGGACTGTTGGTCTTATAACAGTTCCACTAGGTGTTACTCTGCTAGGGGCTCCCAGTGGATTATAACCAGAAGACCCTCCACTGCCTCTTCCCGTCCCAATTCCCAAACCTCCTAAGTATATGACACTTCCCAACCATCTGAGCAAACGATCAGCAAGGGTATCAGCTTCTACTTTATTTTTTACATCGGGAAGACAATTGCCAGATAATTGACATTTTGCATAGAGGTTTGGTATTGAGTCTCTTTTTGTTCTGCGTGAGGCTTGCATTTTATAAGCTATTTAAAGAACCATAGGTATATGTACAGAGTTTTGGGAACAGATTGTGTTTAACAAATGAGTCTCTCTGACCAGGACTTTTAAAAGCAATTAACATGCGACTGTGATTTTCTGACATATCACCAACCCAGTTCCAAACAGTGCTCATAAAGAGAAACCCACAGTTACTGGAATTTTGTTTCCTATATCTCCAACATTTCAACGAATTTGCTGTGCCCTTTAACAATATCATGGGTGGATCCCTAGCTTCAGCTTGTAGTTGTCCAAGTCGCGACAGACCTTGTCTTTCAACTGTTCTATGTCTGATTCCCACTTCCCCAGGAGATGGCGCAGACTCCAATCTGGTCTCTCCTCCTCCTCTCCCTCCTCCTCTTCTTCTTTTGCTGGGGGTCTCTCCTGGCCCGGGCCCTGATTTTCTTTGTCGTCGTCCTCGTCGTACTCGTAGCCCCGAGGTTTCGGGGGACGTTGTGGAGGTCGGTTGAGATTCCCTCGATTTCCCCCTACCACGAGGGCTCGCCTGGGTAAGCTCGGTGTAGGTGGGTGTTGAGGGCCCGGGTAGTTGTTGTTCCTCAAAGTCGAAGGAGGGGGTGTTTGTTGAGCTGACAACAGAGGAGGAAATAACTTGTGTTTTAAAATGCACAGTCCATAGTCCAGTTCTGCTAAATCTGTGAGCATCTGTGCTAAACACAGTAAAGTATGCACGTTCTCCTGTATGGTCTGTAAAGTATAAGCCATCATAATCCACTTCACCTTTAACTTTATGCCATATTTCATTGACATCTTGATAATATAGATAATCCCAATTTGTATACACCATAGCATTATATCTATCATTATCAAACCATACAGACACATCATAACCTCCTTTCTTTAGACAGTTCTGTGGAGCAGTATTAATCAGTTCTGCACTAACTTCTGGCAGAGTCCAACGCTCTGATCCATAAGGAGACTTTAATAATGACTGCAAAGTCAAATGTATTTGTATTGCTTGTTTTGCATTATATTCAGTTACTGCTAATGTGGGAAGTGGTTGCAGACCTAATTTTGTTAGGCCTTGTTTTCGTGCAAAATGCATTATTGCATTTTCTTTTCTGATATTTTCCCAATATCGAATTTGGGATTCCAAAGTATCGTCCTGAGACTCAATATGAGTCAGAATTGCTTCTTGAAGTGCATCGAAACGCGCGACTAGGGACTCCATTGCTTTCCTCTTCAGGATCTGTTAGCTCTAATTGTCTGCCAAGCTTTTGGAAAAAAGATTTCCACGTTGCGTCAGTAAATGTATACATGGGAGAACCATCATCTAAAAAAGGCATTTTATTAGGAAAACTAAAACACTGGACCCTACTATGCAAATACATTAATGATTGTTCCTGTTTCACATCAATATTTGATGTTATTAACATAGGAGGTAATTTTAATTGCTGTGGAGCTCTATGTTTTGCATCTATACACATTGGATTTCCATCTAATGCATTCCTCAAATTCTGATCTATGTATGTCCAGCATACATAGGTTGCATCATCCATAAATCCTACCTTACAGTCCATTAAAGGCTGCAACCAGAAGTGGCTACTTCGATTCACATAGGATACTACTTTACCTTTAAGAAATTTCACTAGAGAATAACAAAACAGAGATTTTCCAGTATCTGGTGGGCCATGAATGACTATGCAATTTTTCTTAGGAATACCTTTTAAAAAAGACTTTAGAACTATAAGAAAAGAAAGAATATTGACACCTTGATATTTTAAAAATTGAGAAATAGGTTTCCAATCACCTTCTTCGGTGCATTCATCACAACATTTATAAATCCATTCTGACATTGACATATCCCTCATTTCATATCTTTTATACATTCTAACCATTGTACTGCAATCTCTAACATGTTTTACTTGATTATTACTCTTTAAATAGGCTGCAGCATTAGCATCTTCATCAGCATACATAGCATAATGATACGCAATATCACATTCTTCCAGCAGATTATTATCATAAGCCCACTGAACCATTTTTGATAATTCGAATGTTTCTGCAGTAGTTGCTGCTTGATGGCTTACTAAGGTTTGCTTTGCAATCCAATCTGGTGTCTGTCCGAAAACAAAGCTCTCTGTTAACATAGCTTGCTTATAGAAGTATAAAGCTGTAGGCACACTTCGTAACTTAGGAGGGTCAGTCAATATTTGAAACTCTTGAATATTCAACATAGAACACATTAACTTTTGTACCGTTTCTCTGCTTTTCGCACTTTTGAATTGTAATAAATATAAAGCTGAAAATCCAAATATTTTAACTTGAATATATGTACAGTGCTGTTGCAAAACAATTTTAGAGCTTTCCAAAACTTCAACAGCAGCTCGAAAGATAACTATAACCCAATTATCACTACAAGACTTATCACTTTTATAAACTCTAGTTATTTCATTATATGAAACCCCATACCAATCTTTAAAT